TCTTGGAACATTTCCGAAGATCCAGAGTAGCCGAGCGCCTCAGCTTGGAGATCTGCCTCGAGCAGCCACGCGGACTCCTTCTCCGTCAGCGCCTTCTGCTTGTTCTGCAGCTTCTCATACTTCGCGGCGTCCTTCTTCGTGTATCCGGACTTATATCTCGGATCCTCGTTTATCTCAGCCGTGACCTTCGGCAGGAGCTCAGCCCTCAGCGCCCGCACTTCCTCCCGGCGCTTCTTGGTGTAGTCTTTCATGGCGCGGCGAGTCAGAGTCTCGACGGCCTTGTCTCTTGCCTTCGCGATAAAGTCTTCCACTCTGCCCTTCGTGGTCTCGTCCATTCCGTCCGTGATCACGTCGGGGAGCTTGGCAAAATATCCGTTGATCCGCTCCATGCGGTTGATGTCGTCCTCCGCTGCCAGCATACGATCGAAGACTTCTCTCACGTCGTCGGTCAGCTCTGCAGCGTTCCCGCTTCTCTGTATTTCCCGATAGACATTCCGGAGCCATGTCGCGAATTTCCGGAAGACTCTCCTCAGCTCATAGGAAGGAGACTTCCCTTCCATGATGTAGGTCTCGCCAGCTTCCGCCAGCTTCTCATGGGCGGCTCGTCTGCCTTCGGTGTCTGCCTTCTCCCATTCCTTGCGAGTCATGCCCGCATAGTCGAGGAGCTTGTCGAAGTCTCGGGCGGTCTGCTCAGAGGCCGCCCCGCTCTGGACGTCCTTCCACATTTGCTCTATGAAGAAGTGCCAGGTCTCATGGATCACGGTCGAAGCGTCTGCACCTTCGAAGAGGGAAATGATATTCATGTCCGGATCATACTCCCCTTTAATCTCGGCGCCGGTCTGCTCGTAGCCCTTGCCAATGCCGAGAAAATCTTTTATACTGTTAAGAGAAGAGCCGTGACTGTGAGACACTGCGTCCGGGGAGTTTTCCTCGGGTGAAAGCATTACAGCGCCAAGCTCTTCTATTTTGTTGTTGAGTCCCTCCATGCTTCCACGGGCGGCTGTCTTGAACCAGACGTCACCGTTCGGAGAGAATTCATAAGCGACATAATACGAGCCGAGGTCTCCGTCGATCCGCCCGACGATCACCTTTCCGAGATATTGCCCCGTGTACTCCTTCCACTTGGAGAGACGGGGTTCTTTTATTTCGGCACCGTGCTTCTCGAGGTCGAGCCATTCCTCGTCCGTGATCCCGTGCTCTTTCGTCGCGTGTACTATCTCAGGCTCTGCGTATCGGATCCCGTTGTCGCTGGAGAATTGCAGCTTGTTCACTTCCTCGCCGTCGCTTCTGCGCTGCTCGATCCTTTCCTTCAGGTCGAGGACGTTCTTCGCTCCTGCCTTCCTCACGTCATACATGGACTGAGTGTATGTCGTCGCCGCCTGTTTGCCGAGCTGGATCCTGTACTGTCTCATGGCCTCGATCGGGTTGTTCCGGTTCATGGCCTGAGCTGCTACGAGGGCGGCTGTCTGAAGGGAGACGTCGTTATTCATGCCGGCAGCCTTCAGCTCCGAGACGATTCGATCCTGCTGAGCCCGGAGGGCGGAGTCAGTCTCAGCCGCTTGCCTTGCGAGTTCTCTTTCCTGCTGCTCACGGTTGACCGTGTAGCCGCCCTCCTCGAAGGCCGTGTCGTTCTTGACCGCTTGGAAGAATCCGTCATACTTGGCAGCCGTCGCCTCGAAGTTCCCGAGCTGGACGTCCACCGTGTCTCCATTCGCTGCCGCTTCCTCGATCGCCTCCACCGAGACGCCGAGAGACTCAGCCACCTTCGCCGCGCCCTGCTCCTGTGCGTAGCCGCTAAGGGCGGCGCCGTCCACATATACGAGCTCGCCTTGTGTGTTGTCGTTGATTACTGCTGCAGCATAGTCCGGATTGACGCCGACCTTCTTCATGTCATTGATCCGCTGCTCTTCCGTTTCCATGCGGATAGTATGGACTTCTTTCTGCATAGCATGGGAAAGGTTACGGTCGAGGGCAAGGCGTGGAGCGCTTGCACCGAGGCCGAGGAGAGCGCCTATCGTGCCACTATATCCGGCCTGTCTCGTTATGTCTCCGATGTTCTCGCCGACGATCTGGACGATCTCCTCCGGAGTCTTGTCCGTATTAAGCGCCCAGATCTTCGAGATCTGCTCCGGATATTCCTGAGCGAATTCCGTGACGCCTTCCGTCAATGCGTTCTCGGCTGCGTGCCTGATCCGCTGCATGATCATCGAACCGGCAGGAACCGCCCGCATAAGACGAGAGAGTCCAATATATTCGAGCGGAGTCTGCACGGCTGCATTGATGAGGCCGGCCTTCTCCGCCGTCTCGACGTCCACGCCCTGCTGTCTCAGCTCCTCATATTCCGCGCCGCTGATCTGCAGAGCCATAGCTGCAGGAGAGAGGACCTGTCCACCGGGGAGCATGTAAAGCCCTGCTTGGACTGCGAGCTGTCCGCTGCCCTGCAGAAGATCATATCCGAGCTGGCCGAGAGTGCTGTCCGCTTGTACCCCGTGCGCCTGCAATATCTCAGCGTTTGCCGCCTCGTCCAGCATATCCCGCGCCCATTGTTCCCCCGGTCGTCTCTCCGGGTGGTCTCGGTTGAGCTGCAGCTCGTTCAAATCCCGAAGCCCCCTCAGCCCGTGGAGCCCGTCCCGGATCACTCCCTTTATACCATTAGAGAAGGCTGTCAGCATGCGATCCGCTGTCGATTGCCTCTCTTGATATTGCACCGTGCCGGCGAGGTCGAGCATGCTTCCGACGGTGTAAATGTCGCCGGTTGTCCGATCCTTCTCCTGCACGAATTTCTCGAAGTCTTCACTTGTAAGCAAAGGAACCGCCTCCTTTCTATTTGTCTTCGCTGCCCGCGCTCCCGTGCAGCTCGTTTACTTGCATTCCGGAAAGATATTCCCGAGTGCCGTCCGGTCTCATGACCATGAAGCGATCCTCGTCTCCGAGCCTCGTGATCGAGATATATCCAGCCGCCCGGAGATCCGCTTTCGTGATCGTGACTTCCTTCTCTGCCAGGAATCCGGGGAGCCAGGACTCCTCGTCCACGACCTTTCCGCCCCGGTATTCTTCCTTGAAGCTCTGAGCCACGCGCTTTCCGATCTCGGGGATCCAGTCCTGAATGTCTCCGCCCGGAAGGGTGCCGTTGTTTTCCTTCAGTAGTTCCCTGTAAGCGTCCTGAGAAAGCTCGCGGACTGTCCTGCTCATGCGTTCTTTGTTCTCGCCCTTCGCCTTGTCGAGGCCGGGGATATATTTCTCAATGGACTTGTAAGGAATATTCCGCCCGAGCTGGTAGTCGTCCAGCTTCTGAAGGAGCTTTGCGATCTCCTTCTTATCGGTGATCCCCTGCTCAGACGCGAAGTCATAGATCTTCGCCTCCGTGACGTATCCCTTTCCGACTTCCTGCTCGATGAAGTCCAGCATATCCTGAGAGACTGTCTTCTTCGGTTCGTTCTTAGCCGCCCGCTCTGCAGCCTTCCGCTCATTCGCACGGATAGAGAGGACTGTCGTCTCCAATGCCGTGAGGACGTTCTCATTGATCTGGCCGTCTTTTCCGGTGGCCGCTTGCATGGGTATCGACTCGAGGTCTGCCGTGTCTCCCCTGTTGATCATGTCCTGCATGATCCGCTTTGCGTCCTTTATGCGAGCCGACTCTTCCGCTGCCTCGATTGACCGTATATGAGAGATCTCTTTCCAGAGGGCGTCCGTCTCTTCCTTCTCGTCGAGCGGCGTCCGGCTCTGCCTCTGCCCGCCTCCGGTTCTGATTACATAGGCAAGCTCCAGCCCGGGGATCTGCACGCCGGACTCCTCGTGGACTATGCAGCCGTTCCCTCTGACCGTCTCCCCGTTCTCGTCCTCATAGTCAAGGGCGCTGGAGCTGTTGCCAAAGAATCCGGATCCGCCGTCCGACATGGTGACATGCTCGAGATCTTCCGGATCGAGATTATTCGGATCATACTGCCCCGGCTTGGCGTATATGAGGAGATCTCCCCGGTCTGTCTGCTGCCCGTTGTATCTTTCCACGGTAACGCCGGAGCCTTCCTTCATGGCCTCGCGATATAGATTCGGAACCCATGCCTCGCCCTGATGTGCCTCGCAAAAAGGGATACCGCCATTACTGCCCATCATAATGACAGCCTGACAGCACCCCTCGCGCTTTGCTTCCATTGTCTTTCCGACGGCCGCCATTTGTGCAGCCTCGAGGACTCGATTAGTGTCACCGGCTGAGGAATTATGGACAAACTCCTGCAGCTCGTCATAGGTGATATTGGGATTCGTCCGCATGATATACTGAACCTTCCCGAGCTCAGTCTCTTTCTTCTGCCGCTTGCCGAGAGCCGATAAGAGAGAGACTCTTGTCGCCGGAGTCATGAGGTCTCCGTACTGCTGAGCGAGGCTACCCATGCGAGCATAGTCTCCCTGACCGACAGCAAAAGAGACGGCCTGTGCTACCATGCCCGCCTGTACTGCCCTCATTTGCTTTTTGACTTCTTCCTCACCGTACTTCTCGAAGCGTGCCCGGACGATCGGCTCCGCCCGATTCAGTCCGGCAGCGAGCCCCATGTCTGTATAGCCACTTTCTCCGAAGAGCTCCGAGCAGGACGCGAGCTGGTTCTGATACTGCGTATCCTGATATTTCTCCGTCTCCGCGATCTGATACTTCATGATGTGCTCACGGCGCGTCACGTTGTCCCGATCCGTGAAGGCATTGAAGGCGTCCGCTCCCGGGGCCGCCCCGATATAAGCTCCGTATTTCTTGCGGACGTCTCCGGAGATCCTCCGCTGCAGCTTGTCGTATTCGTCGGTGATATTAAGGGCGTTCTGCTCTTTCCGCTGCATAAGATCCAGCGTCCCCTCAGACATGAGCCGGTTGTATTCGTTGTTTGCCTCCATGACTTTACCGTCCACGAGCTTCTTGTGGAGGTCGAGGCCGATGTTCGCCGCTGTCTCGAGGGCTTTCCACTCCGCACCGGCTCCCTTAACAGAGCCATAAACATGCGGATCCCTGCTTGTTTGGATCGGGACATTCTGCAGTACATTCGGCCTGACTGTAGGCGTATAAGAAGAAAATTTCATTGGATCATGCTCCTTCCTTCGAGGGAAACAGGCGAGGCCATATCAGCGACGGCTGCCGCATTCGCGAACCGTTCAGCCTGTTTTGCCCAGAAACGATCTCTTGTCGCTTTCACTTTCTCCGGGTGGTTCCGTCTCCATTCCCGATAATACTCCCGGCGCGCTGCCGTCTTTGCGTCGAGTGTTTTTTGTTCTGCCACTGCTTTCAGCTCCTTCTATGTGTCTTATACTATAAAAACTTCTTGTGCATATTATACCACAAAAGTCTCTATGAGACAAAGGAAAACAAAACAAAAGCAGGTCTCGGCGCCTGCTGATTCGACCAATAAAAAAGCCGCCTCAATGGGCGGCTGTTGGTGTTATGCTCAATTTCATTCCCAGCGGGGAGAGCAGCTTCACAATGGTTTCGAGTTTTGGGTTCGTCCCTCCCTGCTCGATCCGAGCTATCACGGGCTGCTTTATTCCGCTTAGCTCGCCTAATCTCCTCTGGCTGATTCCTTTTTCATTCCTCGCCTTTATGATCTCGCTGATAAGTTCAACGCGAAGATCACTGGCGGCTATCTCCTCCGGCGTGAAGACTTCCTTTTCCAGATCGTCCCAGCTTCCGCCGATTGCGGCGTCCCCTCTTTCCTTCAAATCTTCCAAAGCGTCAACGGCTTCTTTGACTGCTGCTGAATAGGTCTTAGCCATCATCTTCACTCCTTTCAATAAAATCCTTCAAAAGCCTCTCGGCCTTCTCGATCTCTGCGGGCGGCGTCTTCTGCGTCTTCTTTACGAAATGACTGAGCAAAACATATTTCTTGCCCGTCCATGCCGCGAACATAATCCGGTCGCTCAACGGACGGAGCTCCCATATCTTCCCGCCGATCTTCTTCATGTACGGCTCGCCGAGTGTCGCCCCGTGCATGCTCAAGGCTTTGACGTAATCGCGAATCTTATTCATACGGATCCGGCTGTCCTTGTCATGCTTCGCCGCAAGCTCAAGGATAAACTCTCGAATGGGTGATCTCCCCTTCTTGTCGACGTAGTATTCGATTTCGTACAAGGCCGCGCCCCCTTCCTGCCATTATATGATAACTCGCAAGTATTCAAAAAGCAAGACTTTTTTCAGCCGCCCGCTGATCAGCCAATAGAAAAGGAGCGGATCTCTCCGCCCCTGTTCGCTTTCAGGTTTTTTCAGGTTCAGAAGGGAACGTCCAGCGCGACGACCTCTTTTCCCGCCTCATGTTCTTCCTGTTCTTCTTGTGCGTCTTTCTCTTCTTCGCCGCCCAGCCCTTCCGCTGCTGCTATGGCGAGCTCGAGGTCTTTCGTCAGCCTCTCGCATGATGAAAGGTTCCGCTTAAGATTCTTCAGGACTCGATCCTTAAAAGCCTGTTGCTTTTCCTGCAGCCTTTCGGCGTCTCCTACCGTGAAGAGCGCCGACTCGTCCAGCCCCTCATAGATCTCCGCGAGCTCAGCCCGGAGATTCTCCGCCCATTTCTCGTCACGGGAAAGGATCCCGATCAGCTCGAAGGCGTCGTATAGAATCGACTGAGGAGCCACGGCCTGTCTCATCTTCGCGGAGATCTCAGACTTCAGCTCAGCCGCCCGCCTCTCGTCCTTCCGGTAGTCCCTCATAGGAGGAGCTGCAGCCGGTTCCGTTTCCGTGTATGGATTCTTCTCTGCGTATTGCAAGAGCCCGCCCCTCATCTCACGATCCCCCTCCTTCTCTCTTCCTGCGGGAATGTGTCCACGGAGTCCTTGCCGGTGAACAGATCGACGCTTGGGAAGTATTCATAGAAACAAGAGAAAGACGAGATCCCGAAGCGGTTCTTCAGACAGACGAGCTCGATCTTCCGAGGATTTGCCTTCTTTTCCTCCTCGATCCTCTTCCTCTTCTTGGCTATGCTGCTCTCACCGTTGAAGAGATCTTCGCGGAGGCATTGGAGCTGCATACCGAGAACGACGTCCGCTGAATACTCGATTCCTCCGGACTCCTTCAAACTCTCGAAGGCGATCGGCGTCGCATAGTTCACACGGTTGACGGAAGAGATCACGACGACAGGAGCGTCGATCTCACGGGAGAGACGCTTTAGCTCTGTGACAGTATTGTCGAGAGCTTCCCTCCTCTGCTTCTTCGAGTCGTCTTCCTTCGGCTGGAGGATCTGAAGATAATCGAGGAATACCGTCGGGCGGGATCCTGTCTTGTCCATGTACCTTCTGACATAATCACGAATAGAAGAGACATTGAGCTCGAAGTTCGCCTCCACGATGGAAAGCCGCTCGCCGACGGTTTCCTTATATTTCTTCGCTGCGTCCATGACTTCCTGCGTGATCCTTCCCTTCCGGATATCCATGCTCGAGATCCTTTTCCCCGTGCTCTGCGTGATCGTCCTGGCGAGGCTCTTCGATACCAGCTCGAGCCGAGACATTTCCAAGCTAAAGAAGAGGACGTCTTCTCCGGAAGCCGCGAGCTGATCCGCCATCTGCAGCGCGAAGCTCGTCTTTCCGAGGGAGCTGATCGCCGCCAGCACATAAAGCCCCGGATAGAGTCCGCCCGTCTGGAGGTCAAACGATAGAAAGCCTGTCTTCCGCTCCTGCTTGAAGTGCTCGATATCCCCGCCCATGAAGTTATCGATATACAGTGAGACGTTATCAGGGCGGGCGGCTGTCCTCGTCAGCGCGTAGTCGATCGCCTCCACGAAGTCCTTCTTATTCTTCGTCCATGCTTCGTTGGCGTCCTTCGCTCCGTTGCAGATATCCGCCTGAATGAAGCTGACTCCCAGACGATGAAGCCCAGCAGAGAGGACAGCCTGAGCGTTCCGTCCTGCTTGGTCATTGTCTAAGCAGAGAATGAAAGTGACGCCAGGATCCGGACGCCTCTTTTCGATAGCTTCGAGGAATGCCTTTGTCTGAGCCGTGCTGTTCAATGCCAGGGCGTCGTGGTATTTTTCCGTCTCAATCCCTGCAGCGATAATCGACAGAGCGTCGAAGGCTCCTTCCACGACAAAGACTTCATGAGCTGATTCCTTGTAGCATGCCTCCATGTTGAAGATCCCCGGACGGCAGCCTTTCGGATTCATGACTTTGAATTCCGGATTGCCGTCAATCCTGCGGGCGATATAGTGATGATCACTCGTAGGAATTATAATCCTCGGCGTGGGGTGGCCGGTGTTCGCCGGATCAGATTCCGGATCGTAGCCTATGCGAAAATCAAGAGCGAGGTCGAGCCGGATCCCTCTCGTCGATTCGAGGTAGGTGATCGCTGGTTCTGCTCCTTCGCTGGTCAGTCCATACATGCACTTCTCATAATAAGCGGAAAAGTCTTTTTCCTGCGGCGCCGTCTCCTTGACCGGAGCGGGCGGCGCTGTCTGAGCCTGAACCGGCTCCTCGTCTGGAATCGAAGAGAAAGCGCTTCGAGCGTCCGGCCTCTGGTCGAGGTAGAGTCCGAGCCTTGCCCCGAGATCCTCGACGGTTTTCTTATATCCTGCCCCCTGTTGCTGCTGGTAGAGGTAGATCACGTCTCCGCCTTTGTTGCATGCGTGGCAGAAGTAGGTGTTCGTATCGTAAACTTTGACGGCGCCGGTCTGGTTTTGCCCGGTTCCGCTGCCACAATGCGGGCAGACGAATCCTCCTTTCGGCGCCTTCTCCAGCAGATCCTTGATCGGCAGATCTCTTTTCACTCTGTCCCTGATCTCATTCAATGTCATGGTAAAGCCTCCTGTCTTGATTTGATCCTCGGCAGAGTGATATAATTTCCCTGTCGAGGTTTCTTTCCTACAGTTCCTCGAATCATGGACGGGTTGAGCGCGCCACGCTCGCCCGTCCTTTTTGAATTCCTCAACATAATTCAACATACGATTAGGAATTCATTTCTGATAGAGAAAGGATTTTCTCCTCTGTCTAATCATAATAGAGCACCCCGCCCGCCGTAAAGCGGGGCGGAGGTGCCGTTATAAAGTCTTATATAGTCTTATAAGACTTACTCCATTTTTAGAACGGCTTCCAGCCTTACGCCACCAACGAGACTTTGGATTTCGGGTGTATCAATTTCCCTAAAGTGGTGTATCAATTTCCCTAAAGTGGTGTATCAATTTCCCTAAAGTGGTGTATCAATTTCCCTAATGAGGCTTTCGTCCCAAGTTTCTTTCTTAATTGCTTCCGAAGCCTTTATTTTCAAAGGTCGAAGACGACTCCGTCTGTCTCTATTTTACTTTTCTTCCCTATGAAGGGCGGCTCGCATTCGTCCCGCCAATAGTCGACGAGCCTCTGGAGGTCTTCCCTGCCCCTCGATTTTTTCAAGCGAGTATCGAAGCCGCAGTTCTTGAAGATGGTTTCAAAGAGCAGCTTCCGGCTCAGCTTTTTATTGTTTTTGACGTGGACTATATACTCGGCCACATACTGAGCGAGCTGGATCTTTGCGTTCGTGAGGCTCAATGGAAACGACCAGACGGATAGAGGAAAGGCTGTACACTGTCCGCGCTCTCTTGCGAATCTACCCATCGGAGGCTCAGCGAGGATCCGGATCGCCGTCTCGGTTTCCTTCCCCTTGATGATTACCTTGATCCGCTCGAAGGGAAGCAGGGCTCCGTCATATTTGAATTGCGGATACTTTGTATTGACGGCCTTCTCGTTCGTGTTGTCGACGTATATGATCGCCGCCCTCATCTTCGTCAGGCTCGCGTTGATCTTGTCTCTGTCGTCCTTGCCCGGAGTTCCCTTCCGCCCCATAGCTTTATAAATATAGTTCAGCGTGACCTCATTCGCCCCGGCTCGATAAAGGGATAGCACGGCGTCATGAACGAACCTATCATAAGGCGTCAGCTCCCGAGAGATTTTCATGTTGTCAGGGAGATCTCCGAAGCGTAGCCCCCAGACGACGAGCGCGTCCTTGCCCTTTGCCTTGTCCTTCTGCTTCGCCGTGTTCACTGCGGGCAGGGTGTCCCGGTGATCCTCGAAGGAGAATCCGAGGCTGAGCTGTACGTTCTCGCCCAGTGAAGGTCTCGAGAAGGAAGGATCTCTCCATATATGGCTGCTCAGTTTGTCGACCTCGAAGTGTGCTTCTCGTACCTCGCGAGCTGTGATCCGGACAGCCGCCCCGATCTCCGACTTTTTCTCCGGGTGCTCTGTCTCAACAAACCGCATGAAGGCGTCCCAATCGCTGAGGAATTCCTTCTTCCTGTTGGCAGCCTGTCGCTCCTTCTCCATGAAGGCCAGCAGCCGATCATAGATCCGTGCGATCTCAGCCTTGAGCTTCGGATCCATTTCTCCCTTCGCCCTGAGATTTATTTCCGGGTGAGTGGCGAAGAAGTACAGAGCGGCGTAATTCATTATTATGGATACCGTGGCCGCGCTGAGTTTCGCCTTCGTTTCCTTGTGCTGGATATCTCGGATCGCTTGCATGAATTTCGATTTGTAGACGGCCTCCATTCTGGAGGAGATCTTCTTTCTGACTGCCCGCCTCAAATGATCATACTGTTCCGGCGTCCGCTTCTTCGGGTTGATTATGTCGGAGGCCTTGCCGCCCGTCTCGGCGGCGATTGTCTTCGCAAGATCCTTGAAGCCCGCCTCGGTCAGATCCTTATAAAGAGAAAGCGCGATCTTTTTTTCCTCTTCAGTTTCCGCGACAGCGATCATGCCCTCCGCAGTTCCTCCCGGGTTGATGAACATTTCGCTGTCGAGCTTGACCTCGGCGATCTTGTCCTTGAGGTTGCCGCCCTTCTTCTTTATGACTGACATATCGGAGAGCACCTTCGGCGCCTTGCTGAGTCCGTAGTCCATGAAGAAGTTGTTGATATCCCTGTTCGTGATTCCCTTCGGCAGCGCCGGGTTCTTCTTTTGGTAGTTCCCCGTGTCGATCCGGTCGATCAGTGCCTCCGCGCAGATCGTGTCCTCGAGGATATAGTTCGCGCATGTAATGATCCCGACGTACACCTTCGCCGGCTGAGCGTGTTCTCCTTTATCCAGCAGATCTTTGAACGTGGCCGGGAGCTGCTCATTCGGATTCTTCTTCCGAAAGTCATCGAAGGCTTCGTCGAGGATCTCCTTATATCCTTTCCGCCCGTTCCATTCGTCGGACTCGTACACCTTGCGAAGAGACGTCACGTCTCCCTCTGGTATCCGGAACGTCGGGAGAGGTCGCTTTTCACTTCTCCCCATAATGTATCATTCCTCCTCGTCATCTTCTTCCAGCACGGCCTTGAGCTTCTGATACTTCTTGTCCTTAGCCCGTGCCTCTTCGAGCTTCGCGTTGATAAACTGCGTGAGCGTCTTTCCGTTGGATCTCGCCATAGTCAGGACGTAATCATATACAGGCGTTTTGAATGCCAGGTTGATCCGCGGCGCCTTGCAGCCCTTCCGTCCTCGCGTCCTACCTTCAGCTTCACGGATCGCTTTCTCCTCCGGGCTTGCCGTGGTGTGCATGTGCCAGCGCTTGTCTCTGACTTCTGACTCTTCTTCTGCGTCGAGATCTTCTTCCTCGTTGACCTCTTCTTCGGGGATCGGCTCCTCTTCGGTCTCCTCTGCTTCAGGTGCTTTTTGTACGTTGTCCTCTTCTTCCACGCCGAGCGCGTTCCGGAGATCTTCCTTCACTGTCCGCCCCGTGATCTTCGCCTTGTCGAATGATTTCCCCATGATTACTTCCTCCCCTTGATCTGGTCAAATAATTTTTTGTAGTCCAGCGCCGGATTCGATTTCGCTGCATAGTCGAAGAGATTCTGTCTCATGACCTGAGCTTCACGGATCGCCACGCCGTCCCGGATCTCTCCGAGGTATGGAGCGCCGATCTGTTCCGCCGCCTCTTTTATGGCGTCTCTTATGAATTGGTTGATCTTCGCCCGGCTCCGGTATCGGGTGAGGAAAACTCCTAATAAGGAGAGATCCTTCGCCCCGAGTTCCCGAAGATCCGAGTATATCTCGGCCACATGGTAGAGGCCTTGTATGCTGCTGTTGTCCGGCTCAAGTGGTATCAATAACCCGGTCGAGGCTTGCAGTGCGTTGTAGGTGAGCTCGCCCATCTGCGGCGGAGTGTCTATGAATATAAAATCATAGTCCTCTTTTATTGGAGCGAGGGCGGCAGCCAGCCGCTTCGCGCTCCCTTTCTCAGATCTTTCCGTCGCGAGATCAGGACTCGCTGCTATCGTGTCGATCCCCTGCTTCGTCTTCTGGATCACGTCCTCCGGCGCCGCCCCGTGCAAGAAAGCGACACTGCCGGCACGCTCCGGATCAGCGTCGAGGAATGCTGATAAGTTCCCCTGCGGATCAAGGTCAATACATAAGACTTTGAATCCGGCCTTCTTCGCTGCCTGAGAGAGGGCTGCTGTCGTCGTGGTCTTCCCCGTCCCTCCTTTGATGATCGCTGCCGTGATGATCTGCGTCATACTCTTCTTTCTCCTTTCATGCTTTGTGCGTATTATGCACAAGAAGTTTATGAAGTGTTAATAGATTTCTATTTGAAATAATGAATGTTATTGAGTCAAGGAATTTTCTGGAGGCCGGAGAGTCTGTCAAAAATTATTCGTAGATCAGCGGACGCCCTGTCGTGTAGTGGAGATATTCGTCGTAGATCTTCCCTGTGTCCTGTTGCGTGAAGTGCAGGAAGTGACATTCCTTCCGTGAGCGGTGTGTCATGTAGTATCTAAGCATTCTTCTTGGCAGCTTCATTTGGACGATGAAGTTCTGTATAGCCTCCAGCATATTGAAGTCCATCATAAGCGGGTGTTCTCTGTCGAAGGTCTCAGCGTATATCTCGTAATACTCTTTTATATAGTTGAGGTCTTCAAGGTAAGAGGAGCCGTCTGTCTTCGCGTTGTAGTATGCCTGGCAATAAACTTTGTCGACCTGTTCCTTTGTCCTCTGGTGTTGAAACATTTCAAGATATGGTACTAATTCGAGCATGCTTGCTCGCTCCTTCCGTGATATAAAGCATAGAGCCGCGACGCGAAGTCTGCCTCCTGTTTCTCCGTTTCGTTGTGGAGATAGATCTCCGTCGTCGCCGGATCTCTGTGCCTCATGTATTTTTGTACTGCGTAAAGATTATTTGTGATCTGGAAGAGCGCCGTCCCGGCAGTATGCCGGAGACTGTGCGCTGTGATCCTCGGGCTGTCGATCCCACATTCCCGAAGAGCTGCTTTCAACATGGTGCTGATCGTCCGCGCCTCCAGCCGTCGGCCTCCGTTCCTGTTGCCGGTGCCGATAAAAAGAGGAGCGTTTCCGGGGAGTCCGCCGCCCCGTGTCGTCAAGTATTCCTTGACAGCTTCCGCCACTTCAGGAGCCAGCGGCTTCTTTTCGTCCGCCTCGGTGTGCCCCTTGCCGTGGATCCATAAAAAGTATTGTCCGTTCTTCTGCTCGAAGTCCTTGACGTTTGCCCGTGAGAGTTCGATCGTCCGGAGTCCGCATGTCACGGCCAGCTCATACATGGCGAGGAGTCTCGCTCCCTGCTCTGTCTTCCGCTGTGTCTTCCCTTCCCGATCTTTTCCCGACGTCTCCGCCGCCTCGATCCGAGCCTGAGCCTTTTCCTTTATGCTGCGCTCTACGTCCAGCACTTCCTCGACAGTCAGCGCATCTCTCCTGTGTATGCTGTGCGCTACCTTCGGCGGGCGGATATTCGCTGCTATGTCCGGATATAGGCCGCTGGTTCCTGTCCACCGGAAAAACTGCTTCACGCTGCGGAGATACTGAGCCGCCGTGTTTGGTGTGCAGGTCAGCAGCAGGACTCGTCCGGCCTTGTCCTTCCGATAGATCCAGCCCGTCTTGCTGTCGTATTGTATAGCCTCATGCTCTGAGAGAAGCCAATCCCTGAAGGCTGCCACGTCCTCACGAATAGGAGAAAGGATCTCCTTGTACCGAGTCCATGCGAAGAATTGCTTCAGGTGGTTGAGATATGTTTTCGTCGTTTGCTCCCCTCGATCTACCCATTGAACGAAGGCAGAAAAGAGAGAAGGGCAAAACTCGCTGCCGCTGATCGTCGTCAAAGCTGCTGCCATGTTGGAGCCCTCCTTTTATCTGTCGTGTTATTTTATTTTATTTTCTATTGTATCATTATATTCTTCTGCGTGCAACGCTTTCCTGTTTGCTTGTACTTCTTAGGCTTCTTGTGTATCTTGTTCCTCTTAGACAATGAGGGCGGCTCGACGGCCGCCCCTCGTCTGCTTACTTCTTGCCGGTCTTTCTCTTGAGGAATGGATTCACGGTCGGCTTCGTGTAGGTGCCGTCCGCATTTAAGAAAGGATTTCTCGTGGGCTTCGTGTAGCTTCCGTCCGGATTCAGGAACGGATTCTTCTTCGGCACCTCGAAAGGATCCCAGCCGGGAAAGATCACTTTCTTCCTGGCATGTCTGAGGAACATATATCTCACCTCAATCCGCTGGTCAGTATGTCCTCTTCCGTATGCTTGCGAAGCTGGTCGCGCTTACCGGCTTGGTAGCCGTACCAATAAGCGAAGCGAAAAACGTCGTAAATGAGATTGAGCAGCCGCCCGCTGAGCGATCCTTCATACCCGTTGAAGAAACGATCCATAAAAAATCCGGACTCGTTTCCGGTAAGATCCGTCGCCGGGTTGTGCTTCTGTGCATATTTCCCAATCGCTGCCTTAATGTTCCTCATTTGCGATCGCCCCCTTCCGTCTCAGCCCATGCGCGAAGAGCGCTTTCTTCCGTCTCAATGTCGAAGTCAGCGAGCTTCTCGAGAGCTTCCTCACGGGAGATCGCGAGGCTCTGGATCTGTTCCAGCAGGAGGGAGATCGTCCACGGGAATTTTCTTCCGGTGTTCACGAGAGCCATGATCGCCTCTTTTGTTTCTGCGAGACGCTCGTCCTCGTCCGCCCATTCGTTAAGATAGAAACGCCGTTTATCAGTGATCGCTTTTTCTTTTGTCATGTTGAATCTTCCTTTCTTCTCTGGTAGAATGAAAGGGCAGGGGGTTTTCCCTTGCACCTTCGCCCGTTGCGCTGTCAGTCTTGGCAGGGTGCCAGCGTTTCGGGTTTGTAATCTTCGCCCGCTCATGCAGCGGGCTTTTTCTTTTATCAGCTCAGGAGCACTTCCGCCGCCCGAGCTGGCAGCTCCCCCACCACGGGAGCCCGGGGATCTCATTCTCGAACAGAGCGCAGTCGTCGAGGTGGCACGGCTTGAAGTCGTTGATCGGGCAGCCCCTGACCTTGAACCGTTTCCGCCGGACGTCGTCCGCCATTTTCTTCAGTTCGAAAGTTATGGACTCGTTGAAAGGGTTCTCCACTTGCGGCACCATTTCTTTCTCGATGTACTCCTCAATGCTCGAAAATTCTCTGTAGTCGCTCATCAGGTTTTCACCTCCTTCTGTTGTGCTGTGCTGTTTCAGATCCAGCCGATCGGCTTCATGAATCCCGGATCGGAGTCCTGTCTCTTCTTCTCGATGGCCGCCGCCTCGTTCATCATTCGGTTGAGTCCCTCGATCAAGACTTTCGTCTTCGTGGTTCCGAGGATCTCAGCCGTGACGTCGAGTCGTCGCTTCTCCGCTTCGGTCATCTTGATCGTGACGTGGATCGTCCTCGGAGCAGGAGACGGCGGTCTCCCCTTCGCTAAGTGATTTCCCTTCGCCATCAGCTCACCTCCTTTCCCTCGGTCAGATCTATTATATAAAATGTCATTACGTTTGTAAAGATACTTTTACACATATTTTCTAAAAAAGTTTTTCTAAAAATATTTACCGTCTGAAAGGTACACCGTCGAAGGCGTCGCCGGATCCGCTGCCGATATTTTTATTTTAATTTTATTTTGGCGGGCGGCTGTGAGGCCGATCCGCTGGAATGTGTTCCGGGGTTTTGTGCGTGTTCATCTTTATATGGAAAGATAGTTTCACCTGCTTCTTGTGCGTCTCATTCTTTGACCGCCTCCTTTTCTATTTGTTCTTCATGCCGGATCCCCGGGGGCTGAAATTTTAGCCAGGCATTTTCCCGGAGATCGAGTGGGTGGGTTCGGACAATTTTTGAAAACGGAAACGCTATAGGAAAATCCTGCAAGCAGAAACAGGGCAAGGAGCCACGATCAGCCCCTGCCCTGTGTGATTTATCCTGTAAAATTTTTCTCCCATTGAAGGGGCTTTTCTGCTCGTCTGAGAGGGTGTGCCGCTGAAAGCCCCGTAATTGTTATCTTTGCGGGCGGCTTCTCATGGATTCTCCCCGGCTGCAGCCTTCGCTTTTTCACGTTGCCGGCTGAGAATTTCCTCCAGCGGCTCCGGCTCGGACTCGCCCTCCCACGATATGCGAAGGGGGCTTCCGTCCGCTCCTGTGATCTGCTGCCTCTGGACATAGACTCCGTCCATTCGGTTCAGGACGTCGATCGCCCGGATCACTTCCATCGTGTTCGCGCTGGTTCGTGCGATCTCGGAAAGGACGATCCTTCGCTGTCTCGCGTCGAGGATCTCTTCCCCTTTCATTTCGACGACGAGGAGCTGGACTCTCTTCGCCACTTCCGGTCGCCTCAAAAGAGCCGACGCTCTGACGTCTGCCGAGTGAGGATTTCCGATCTTATATCCTGCCGCCCGGTATGCTTTCGCGGCGTTCCCGCTCCGGACATACTCCACGCAGAAGGCCTCTTGTCTCGGGTTCATGTTCCTTCGCCTCCTTCCTTAATCGAGCCGCCGGGGTTTGCATGTATGGAGGAAGCGCACGTCCCGCCCATAGAGGAGACAATCTTCTTTTTCCAGCAAGCCACGCTTCACAGCTTCGGCCTCGACGTTTTCAATAATCCACATGATTTCCCGGTCTCCGTCGATTTCCCTGTCGAGTCCCCCGGTTATAATCTCACAGACACAGCGCCCGCCGCCGTTGGCGTAACGAATTCTCCAAAAGTCCTCTATCCACGCCGCCCGGGGTTCTCCTTTTGCCTTCTTCCGTACCGTATCGAAAACCGCGAGCCATTCTTCCGGACTGTCCACTGTGTCGCCGGTGCTGCTGAGGACGACGACGGGGATCTTCTTCGAGCGTTTGACTACGAGATCCCCTGTCCTGTCCGCCCGGATTGCTTTGCCGCCGCCTCCGCTGCCCGCCCATGAAGTGCTGATAAAGGAAAGCTCTTTTCTTCTATCGGCTACCGCCGCCCTTATATCATCTTCATGAACGAGGAACCACTCGACGCCGAGCCACGCCTCCGGCTTTTTCCTCCTCCCCATAGGTGCCCGCCTAATCGAGCCACGTCCGCCGTCTTGATCCCTCCGGTGGAACGTCTGGCGCGAAGCGGGGCGGCTCAAGTTGGAGAGACAGGTCGAAGCCTCGGCCTGTCGTTGCCATAATCTCCGTACATTCGAGCAGGATCTCCGTCCAATATCCCGAGCCTTTGACCGTAGCCCCGCCGACTTTCCCGTCCTCAATGACGAGGAGGATCGCCTTCGTCTCCGGCTTCTGTTCTGTGTTCAGCTCCACGACCTTTCCCATGCTGCTGCCCCCTTTGATTTTTTGACTTTTACTTCACGCGCTCTTTCTTTGGACGCCGACGGAAGAGATCTCCCCACTGCGGCTCCATGTCATTGAGCAGGATATCGACAGTGTTCCATAAGAGTATATTGAGCTGATAAGGAATGCCGACGAGAGTCCCCGCCGAGTCTGTCACTCGCTCCAGCTTCTCAAGGTTCGAGGTGTTCTTTCCGAAGGATACCGCCCGCCCGAGCTTGTCCACGGTGGACTCTATCGCCGAGAGCCGGTAGTTGAATTCGTGCATGCCTGCAGCCTTGCCGACGACATAATTTCCGATTGCTCCGATCGGGCCCAGCATAGAGAAGGAATAACTTTTCAGCTCCTTGATGAGCTCCGGCCAGCCGTCCTCGTCGTCAATGCCGAAGGGATTCTGAGCCGCGAGCGCCATCGCCATAGTCGTTTGAAGCAGCCACTTGTTCACCGTGTAAGCGAAGGCCGTGAGGAATGCTTCCTTCCTCTGTCCCTCCGTCCATTGTTTCTCTGCCAGCATGGACATTCTCTCAAATTCGTTCAGCCTGGCATTGAAGAAACTCTGGAACATGGTGAGGAGCCGCTGCGCTTCATTTCCGCGCTGGATCTTCGAGACGTCAGAAGGACGGGAAGAGCCGAGGACTCGACGGACAAGAACGTCCGCGAAGTCAATCGCTTCCTGTTCCGTTGCCCCTTCGTTGATCTTCTTATTATAGGCCTCGATCCAATTCGGCACGGCGGAAGCGTTATCCGTCAGCGCCATGAGCTGCACGCCGATCCGCCTCGTGTATTCTTCCCAGAAGTATTCGTTCTTTTCGTCCATAATGTCACGGACTGTAATATCAGGAACCTCGCAGCGTTCTCTCATGAATGCCGATTTCGTGTTCACGAAGTTGACGAGCTCCGCATGCTTGCCCGGGAAATGATACGATATCATGTACCGCCCGATCGCCCGGATATTATCTGCGAGCGTGTATCCCTTTATCGAGTCCCCATAGAGGAGGGCGTTCGCGTAGTTCTGAGTAATGACCTTCAGCTTGCACATGATCACGGCGTGAGATGTCCGCCCGCGGATCCACGCGAAGGCGTCGTCGAGCGCGGTCTTCCCGTTGGCGAAGGATTTACTGTTCATAGGATCAGCACAGACTTCCAGCATGTCCTTCCAATTATTCATTCTGGCCACGCCGACCTTGCTCTTCATCATGCCGAAGATCTCCGGATCGTTCAGCAGCCTCCGGAAGGAGCTGACTGTCTCTCTCCAGCAGAGATCATGGATCGACTCTTGGATCCAGCCGGTCTCAGATCCTGCGACTAAGCTCACGGGATACTGCGCCTGAGTTCTTGCCTTCGTCGCTCCGGTGTTCGTGTGATACGTCCGGACTCTGTTCCCCTGCAGCGGATCGTCCTCTGCGACTTCCTTCGCTGCGGAGTGTGATCCCATTTCTCCGTTGCGGATAAGAGGGAAATATCCTCCGCGTAAGACGACAGGCTTTCCGTCGATCGTCAGGACGACAGGCGTCGCCTCGATCTTCCCCATGCCGAAGCCCTTCGTCCGCTTCTCGAGTTCGTTCTTCTCGCCCCAGAACATGCCGGCGGCGTCAATCTTCCGCTGTGCATACTCGACGTCCTCCGGTTTCAGCACCTTGCTGAGGAATGCGATCAGGTTCTTCCGTGTCATGTCGGCAGCTTCTTTCCTCGCTGCCGTCCGCTCCTTGCTGCTGAAGGACGAGTCCTCAGCCGGGCGGATCCATAAGTTGCTGCCTTCAAATCCTACGGGCGGAGTCTCACAAAGTCTCTGAGAGTTTCCGGCGTTGCCGAGGTTCATCAGCATTTGGACGAGCGTATACTTTGACGCCGAGTTCCCCAGCTCCTCATAATAGATCTCCTCTGCAGCCGCCCGCTGTGCCTTTTTATCCGGCAGCCATTTGGAGATGGCCTCGGACTCTGCCTTCTGATATGCTTCCGTGCATTCAAACTCGTGATCGTTGGCGTGCTTGATCGCCAGCCCCCACGTCTCGGAGAAGTAGCCATAGTCCGCCCCGTCCAGCTTCTCGAGGAAGGTGTCGAGGTTTTCCATTTCCGCCGTGGTCTTCTCGATCAGTCCGGCCTTCGTCCTCTTATTCGGATTCGGAGTGAAGACTGTCTTCAGCTTGGCGAAGCGCCCCATGATATCGGCCTTCATGTCCTCGAAGGTCTGCTTCTTGTCGAACATGTCAACGCCCTTCTGAGCTTTCACGATAGCCTTGATGTTCTTGATCGTGTTGATTACGTCCTCATACTGCTCCAGCGTCAGCGCCCGGACGTCGTGGAGATCTACGTCACCGATCCGGAGCCATTCGGGAATGTCCACGCAATCATAGAGAGTCTCCATTTTCGCGGCGTAGGCGTCGAGGTTGGTCGGATCTGCTTCCGCTGCTTCCTCATGGATCTGCCGGGCGATCCCCATTCTCACAAAGAGATTGCTTATGGCTGCGAAGTGTTCCTCGTTCAGCCAGGAATCCGGATTCAGTCTGACCTGTGTCTTCAGGAAACGATTGTATTGATCACGCCTCTTCCGGATCTGCAGACTCTCCGCCGCCATAGCGTGCCAATATGCCTGAAGGTTCTTCTGTGCGAGGGCTTGGTCATAGTTCTTCTTTATCAGCATTTGGGCGGATCTGACCGCCGCCTTCCGTTCCGCTGCTATGAATTTATCTGTCCTCGTTGCCTCTCTCATGTTCATATTGGACAGGTCAGCATGGGCGGCGAGCTTTGCCTGTTGACGACGGGCGGCTGCTACCTCTGCCGAGATCTTCCGCTGCTCCTGTTGGCCTCGCGCTTTCTGTACGTAGTCCTCAATGAGCTGCTGCTCCACGCCGATAAGAAGGGACTCTTCCTCGTTGTAGATCGCCTCTCTCACTGCGTCCTCGTATTCCGCCCGAGCTTCCGCCGCCGGAGAGTTTATCTTTATCAGATCATTGACTCGCGCCGTGATCGCTTCCGACTTCGTGGGCGCCGTCTTAATGTCTTGGAACATTTCCGAAGATCCAGAGTAGCCGAGCGCCTCAGCTTGGAGATCTGCCTCGAGCAGCCACGCGGACTCCTTCTCCGTCAGCGCCTTCTGCTTGTTCTGCAGCTTCTCATACTTCGCGG